CTAATTTGATGATCTTCTTAGTCTTTGGGCGAATATATCAACAGCTTCTGTTCTCATTTTTTTCGTTACATGGACGTACTTATCCATGGTAGTTGAAATTCTGGAATGGCCAAGTCTTTCTTGTACTATTTTAGGCTTTACACCATCCTCCAAAAGCATAGTGGCATGTGTGTGTCTAAGGGAATGGAAGTTGAAATCGAATCCTAATTCTTTTTTTACTTTTCCACTATGCCATTTGATTGAATTCGGTGTGACAGGTTCACCGTTTTCCTTAGTGCAAACAAATTGACTATCAAAATAGTATTTTCCATGACGAAGTTTATTCTCAGACTGGCGCTTGCGGACTCTCTTTAATTCTTGGAGCAAAATATCATCTATTGCTATTGTTCGAAAACTAGATTGCGTTTTTGGTGTTCCTAACTGTATGCCATGTTTATCTTGAAGCATGATGCGATCCACAGTCAATGTTTGATCCTCAAATGAAATATCGGACCATTGGAGACCGCAAACCTCACCGCGGCGTAATCCAGTATGAAACCCGATCATTAATGGTAGATGAAAGGGGCTAGAAGGTGGATTGCTATCTAAAATAGCCTGATACTGCTCCATAGTGATTATTTTCATATCGTCACGTGTTTGCTTAGGCTTGTTTTCAAAAGATGGCATCTCAACGTAGATCATTGGATTGTTATTGATTGCTTGCCAAGGATAGACTGCTCTTTTGAATGCACCTTTTAAAACAGTAAAGATAATTTCAACTGAATGTTTAGATAGTGGGGTACTAAACCCATCAGGTAATTTATTTACCAACTCTTGCAATCTTGCTGGCCCAATAGAGCTGAGATAGTATTTGCCAATTTCTGGTTTTATGTATTTGTTAACCGCATTTTGATAATTTTTCTGAGTGTTGTATTTTAACTTCTTTTCAACATAGTTTTCCATCCAGTAGTCAAAGTAATCAGAAACACTCATTTCCTTAATATCAACTTTTCCTCCATCTTTATAGAGACTTAAGGCCTCTCTTAGTTTTTCTTGTGCCTCTGTTTTTGTATTCCAACCGCCTTTTTGTATACGTTGGCGTTTGCCCCCAACTTTTGCCATTTCGATTACGTAATGCCATTTACCGCCAATTTTCCGCACATGTCCATTCATGACAATCCCTCCTTAAAACCTGTTTTGTATATAAATACGCCAGAAACATACAAACGTATGTTCTTTTGTATTGAAAAAGAAAAGCCCGAAGGCTAATCAAAAAGCGGGTATGAATGTTTTCAAGAACATTCCTGCGTCCTTTGAAACTTGAAACCCGATAACGATTTTTTGACCATTATCTTTATCAGTTAGGTAAAGCAATCCGCTTGAATGTTTTGAATTAGGAATGATGTCTAGATCAACCTTATTTAAAGTATAAATCTTGCCTTTTTCTTCAATGAATTGAACTTCTCCAGGATTCATTTGTATAAGCCTTTTCGAGCTTTGAGTCAGTTTAACCTTACCTCTACTATCAGATTGAATGCTTAGCATTACAGATTGCGTAGCTTTTTGCATTGCAGTAGGAGCGTTTTTATTTTTTTTACTAAAGAGTCCCATATTATCCTCCTACAAGAATTTTTTCGTTACATTGATAATATCATCTGAATAGTTGTAAATATCTATAGGTGAGTCAATTTCAAATACTGTTTTTTCTTCATTGTTGAGTTCAATTTTACTAGTTGCACTTCCAATTCTCACACGTAATATCCATTTTCTAATGTTGTCATCTAGCAAAATGTTAAAGTAACTTTTGTTATCTCTATAAAACAGACGGTCTAGAGAAATCAAATCTTTTAGAACGATTTTAACTATAGTATATGATTCCAATTCTTCTGGTGTGGTAACAATTTCTCCACCATCTTTAATTATGATTTCTTCATCATTGTCTTCGATAATAACTTCATCTGGTGTTGTAGAAGTCTTTAACGCAGCATTAAGTTTGTCGTTAACTTTCTCTTGGATATATTGATTTAAACCTTTCTTGATAATAGGTTGAAATCTATCTACGGTTTGTTTTGTTTTCATTCCATCGTATATTTCACCTAATAAATATTTAACGAAGTCATCACTAGGGTTTTCCCATTCTTTATCAAGATAAGTCTTTAGATTGCTTAAGTATTTAAGTTCTGATGCACTACTTATAATTTTATCTATGTCGAAGTTATCTTTATGGAATTTAACTAATTCAGGTATTTGAGAATCTTTAATTTTCGTTATATCAATGGAAAGAAAAGGGGTTAGATCCATTTTATTTGGTTCGTCTAGATCAGTAAAAAATTTATATTCTTTTCCGTTTGTTAGAATTCCAAATTTTGATTCGGTTGTACCAAAATAGCGGAACAGCTGAGAATCATGTTTTGTCAATACTTCATTAATAGATTTTGCTTCGACAAGTATCATAGGTTTTCCATCTAATACTACTGCGTAATCAACTTTTTCACCTTTTTTTATACCTACATCAGCTGTAAACTCAGGTACAAACTCTGTAGGATTAAATATGTCATATCCTAAACTAGCAAAGAAAGGCATAATTAGAGATGTTTTTGTGGCTTCTTCAGTAGCAATATTATCTTTTAGGTTCGTAACTCTTTTACCCAAATTTTTTAAATCATCTTTAAACTTTTCTAATTCCAACGAAACCCCTCCTAAAAATTATTAAATGATTTTAAAACTGCTACAGTCCCATTCGGTTGGAATAGGAGAGTGTAGTTGTTTTCTGTTTTAATTCCGTTCCATTTCCTAGCATACCACTTCACTGCATCCTTGAACGTTACTTCAGACACCTGCAAATGTTCAGCACATTCCCAAATAGAAATACATCCCGTCTCAAAACAATCTATGATGTCATAAGGTGACACTAGCATCACAGCTCCAATATCTCGTGCTCGTCTTTCCTGTTTACGGTGATCAGGATTATTTGAATCTGTGATATCACCAACTGAGGTAAGGTAGTGAGCAATTTCTTCTGAAATTGTGGCAGCTAATTCAGTTGCAGATTGTCCAGGTCTTAAATATATCGTTTTCCCAATAATTAGCCCATCCTGATGATCTGGCATACCTTTTTCAAATTTATATGTGAGTTCATCATATTCAGACATCAAACGTTCAGAAATATTCAAATACATCACCTACTTCTTGTTATGGTCTCTCATTTTGATAAATTCGATGAAGTCTAGTACTTCTTGTTTTTGTTTTTCAGTCAAATCATCATCAACGTGAGTTGCAACGAGAAGATTAGGATCTTTCTTCGACTCGTTACCATTTAATATATAGTCAGTCGAAACTCCGAAATACTTTGATAATTGGCGAATGGAATCATCTTTCATGGCTCTTTGATCTGTTTCCCACATTCCAATTGTGCTTGGAGCTACGTTCAAAGCCTTGGCAAGTTCTAATTGGCTCATATTTTTTTGCTTACGCAATTCAGCAATCCTTCTACCGATACTCATATTTTCACTCCTTGTCTACAATAATATTTTACTATCACTAATAGTGAAAGTATACAACGAAAAAAGAATTTCACTAAAAGTGATTAAAAATGGTTGACTTTCACTTATAGTGATATTATAATATTCACATAGAGTGAAAGAGGTGGTATAAATGAATAGCTTAAAAAAAGCACGAATCGAAAAAGGATTATCACAAAAAGAAGCTGCCAAGGGTATTGGAATTAGCTATAGTCTGCTGGTAAAGCTTGAGAATGGACTTCGTGGGGCTTCTGACAAAAATAAAGTTAAGATTGCTTTGTTTTATGATAGTACTGTTCAGGACATTTTTTTCGAAAATTCAATCACTAATGGTGAAGGGGTGGCAAGGTAATGAAGGACAAACCGCAAATGATCAAAGCTAATGTCGATTCGGGATTTTTACCACGGTATATAGAAATGATTATTCCTGCAATTAAACGCAAGTTTAGCATTTCAATCGGTATTGAAGGCGAACTGTTCATGAACCATGGCGGTGTTGAAGAAATCATCATTCGTTTTTTAGCTACCGATGAAGTAGCACAGGACATTTATTCCTATATTGACGATAAATGGCAGTTCGCCTCAACACCAGAACTTGTTGCTTAAGTTCATTTTAGACAACAATTGACCGTTTGTGTCAAAAACAATAACGAATAAAAGGAGTGAAAGCATGCCGAAAGCAGCAAAAATCGGTCGGACCTTAAAACTATCATTATTTCTTTCGGGAAAGAGACAGAAAGAATTAGCGATCGATGCTAGTACACCAAATGCAACAGTAAGTGATCATTTTAATGGAGCCAACGTCAATATTGATAAGGCGATCGAGTATCTAGAGGCAATGAAAGAAAATGGGTATCAAGCTACTGATGAATTAACAGGAGACATCAGTTACCAATACTTAGGATTTTTCAAATCCATGGATGGCCAACTGGCAGATGTTAAATCAACGAACGATCTTGAGATATTTCAAGAAATTGAGTCAGATGAAAGAAAAGAACGGAAGAAAATAGTTCAAAGAATCGTAGCTGAATCACAAGTAAGAATGCTGACTGATGTTGAAAGAACTGAACTTAGAAATTACACAGATGAGTTTCTGGATGAAATTATTGTAGAAATGGCGATTGTTTTTTCTATCTTGAAGATTTTAAACGTCACTATCCAAGAGGCTATTAAAGCAAGAATGCCTCACTGGATCAAAAAAAGATATATGAGGGGGTAACCACAATGAAAATATCTCAGATGAAGAATGTTGTACCACTTGAAAGAAGAAATGAAGTGTTAGAGGTTGAGTGGAAGAAAGCAAAAGAAATCGCTGATTATCTTGGTATTTCAAGACCAACGTTATCTAAATTAACACATAGGGATGTTGATCCGATTCCTTTTTCAAAACTTAGCGGGATTCTTCAATATGATCTGCAAAAGGTTAAGGAATGGGAAGAACGTAATAGAACTTTTAACTATAAGGAGGCGTAATTATGAAACGTTCAATTAAAGACACTTTGATCGTAACTGTACTTTTGTTTTTTGTAGTAGCTTTCACAGCAATCCACATTGCAGCAGGACTTGTATTAGTTTTCTTATGGGGCTTCGCTAATGTTGTTTACGATTTAGCTGCTAAAGATTACCAAGACAAAGAAAAAAGACTTGCAAGCCGACCAAAGCAATAGCAAGTCCATCAAATATTTAGATAAATATCTTTGTCTCCATTTTAAAACAGAAAAGGAGAAATGACAATGAATTCTTTCGAACAAGCGTTAGACGAGTATTTGACAACTCCCGGATGGGGTCAACCAATTTCAGTTGAGGAGATGACAGATGATGAGTAAATCAACTCTTGAAATGACTCATGACGAATGGTTATTAGATCGCCGAAAGGGTATAGGTGGCTCAGATGTCGCTACTATCCTTGGGTTAAACAAATGGAAGTCGCCTTATCAATTATGGCTAGAAAAGACTGGTCAAATCGATTTAGAACACACTGAGAGCGAACCAGCGTATTGGGGAAATGTGTTAGAGGAAGTTGTCGCTAAAGAGTTTCAAGAACGAACAGGAAAAAAAGTTCGTCGACGTAATCAGGTTTTCGAGCATCCGTTACATCCATTTCTACGAGCGAATATCGATCGGGATGTTGTTGGGGAAAATGCTATTTTGGAATGTAAAACAGCAAATGCTTTCCTAGGTAAAGAATGGGAGGGCGAAGAAGTTCCTTTGAGTTATTTGTGTCAGGTTCAGCATTACATGAACGTTTTAAATAAAAAATATTGTTATATTGCCGTTTTGGTTGGTGGACAAAAGTTCATTTGGAAACGAGTTGATCGTGATCAAGAACTGATTGACATGATCACCGAACGATTAGTTAGTTTCTGGGAGGAAAATGTTTTAGCTGGCAAGGAACCAGAAATAGATGGTAGCGAAGCAACGTCAGATTTTTTAAAAGATCGGTATTCGGAACTTGATGAAACAGAAACCACATTGCCATCTTCATTTGATGATTTAGTTGACCAAAAAAGGGAACTTAAGAAAGCAAAAAAGGAGATCGAAACAGCCATTCGCCAGGTGGATAACGAAATCATAAGCGAACTCGGCAAAAGAAATGCGAGTATCGGTATCGCTCCAAAGAACATTGTTTCTTGGAAGTTAGTATCCACCAGAAGAATGAACAGCAAGAAACTTGCTGAAAAATATCCCGAAGTAGCTAAAGACGAAGAAATCTACAACGTTACTGAATCACGAAGACTTACAGAAAAGGAGATCAAATAATATGGCCACAAATGATGCATTAAAGAACCAATTAGCTGAAAAGAGTACACAGGTTGTTGATCCATCTAAATTAGGATTCAAGGCTTTAATGAACACACCAGCAATGAAAAAGAAATTTACAGATATTCTTCACGAGAAGTCGGATTCCTTTATGGGATCCCTTATGACTCTAGTTGGTGGTGATAATTACTTATCTCAAGCCGAGCCAATGACGATCATTGCATCAGCTTTAAAAGCAGCGACAATGGATCTGCCGATTGATAAGAACCTTGGTTATGCTTATGTGGTTCCCTTTAATCGATCAGAAAAGGTTGGGAACAAATGGGTCAAGCATAACGAAGCTCAATTCATTCTAGGTTACAAGGGTTATATTCAACTTGCTCAACGAAGTGGACAATATAAAGCTTTAAATGCTCTGGCGATCTACGACGGGCAATTGATCGATTGGAATCCATTGACCGAAGAATTTACGTTTGACTACAAAGCTAAAGTATCAGATGAAGTGATTGGTTATGTCGGATTCTTCGAACTATTGAACGGATTTAAGAAAACAGTTTACTGGACCAAACAAGAAATCGAAAGTCATCGAATCAAGAATGCTAAGGGATATGATAAAGAAAAATTAAGTGGCGCTTGGGTCGATAATTACGACTCAATGGCCATTAAAACAGTTCTTAGGAATATGTTATCCAAATGGGGCCTTTTATCTGTTGAAATGCAATCAGCAATAACTTCAGATGAAAAGGTTTTTCGAGTAGACGAAAACAACGATTTGATTGAAGAAACTGATTTATCAGATATGGAGCCATTGAAGCAAGATCTAAAGGAAGCTGAACGAGTTGAAGAATCTGAAAACATTGAAACATTGTTCGATACATCAAATCCACCGATAGAAAAATAATGAGGGAGTTAAACTCCCGCTGATTAGGAGGAATAAGCGTGGCAAGACCAACGAAGAAAGGTCTTGATTATTTTCCTCTGGATGTCGATTTTTTATCAGATTTAAAAGTTCGAAGAATTATTAAAGCATGCGGTAAAGAAGCCGTTCATATACTGGTCGCCCTGCTGGCTAATATTTATCGTGATGAGGGGTATTACGTTTTGTGGGATGACGACCTTGCGTTCTTAGTGGCTGACGAAGTTGGTACGAAGGAGGGCACAGTTGAAGAACTGGTTAGAAAAGCCGTGCAAGTAAAATTCTTTGATAAAGATATTTTTGATAAATACTCCGTATTAACTTCTAAAGGAATTCAAAACAGATACATTCTAGCCACTAAGGAACGTAAGAAAGTTGAGCTTGAATTTAAGTATTTGCTGACAAATGAAGTTAATCGGTCGAATATCTCGATTAATGGGCGGAATAACCCAGTTAATCAGGGGAATAATCAACAAAGTAAAGTAAAGGAAAGTAAAGGAAAGGAAATAAAAGAAGATGCTACTGCGGGCGAGAATGCGTCCCTTGAAACTTTCCAAAAATTATGGCTCTTTCCAAATGTTGTACAGGTCGAAGATCTGCTTAATTTGGTGGATATCTATGGCGATGAACTTGTAGAGGCTGCTATTAAACTTGCTGGTAGTAAAGACGTCCCTAAGAATCGAGCGATTAGCTTTTTAACGGCATCTTTGCAGGAATGGGCAGACGCTAACGTTAAAACGATCGATCAAGCGAGGGATTATCAACGAACTAGAGGCGCTAAGAAACAGGGGTATAATCAAAAGCCACTACGTGAGGAGAAACTACCTGATTGGGCTGTAAACGAACAGGGAGAAGAACAGTTATCACCTGAGCGTCAAGCAGAGCTTGATGCAAAACTAGCAGCATATCTAAACAAAACGAAGCGTTGAAAGGAGCAGATGACTTGAAAATCGTCATACCAATCACACCAAAGCCTCAATCAAGGCCTAGGTTCACCAAGCATCGTAAGACTCCCTATGAGGAATCAGCGATGAAAGCCTATAAAAATGCAGTTAAGTATCATGCTATGTCAACAAGACCGCTGTTAATTGAAAAAGGACCAGTAATTGTTGATGTCTGCTTCTTCGTATATCCACCAGCTTATATCTCAAAAGTAAAGAAAAACAGGACTTTGCTTCAGGACGAGACAATGTACTGCGATAAAAAGCCAGACATTGATAATTATTTCAAAGCAGTGACGGATGCGGTAAACGGCATTTTGTACAAGGACGACGGTCAGATAGCAGTTAGCATCTGCCGTAAAGTATACAGCTTCAATCCTCGAACAGAAATTGAAATTAATCCACTTTAGGAGGGACCATCAATGAGAAGCAGAAGCATTAAAGCGCCATTCGAAGATTTTGGAGAATATGAATCAGCAAATGTTCAAGAAAAAGGATCTGTAAAAGTTGGTGAAAGCTACATCTGCACTCCGGGAAGACCTTTTTCAGGTCAGATAAGAGCGCAAGTAAGTCGAATTTACAAGAATTCAGCACGAGTAAGGATCCTCAGCTGTATTGAAGAAAAAGATGATGAAATACAACGAAATCTTAACGATGTGACTGTAGTAAGTCTTAAGAAAATCCACGAAGTCTGCTAGAAACTCAGAAATTTGTTAGTTGAGAATCGGAAGATATTACCAACTTGAGAATCTGTGTTTTAGAAAATAAAAAAGAAACTCAAAAGTTATTTTTTTACTGATATATTCAATATATACTAAATTAAAGTCAAGAAGAATATTTGATCTATCGATTATGATATTCATCGAAAGATAACGAATAAACCTTGGTAGTTATGTTGATATCATCATTCAATTCCGAAACAAGTTTCATACCCAGATTCTCTGCCACTCTTTGGGAAGCGATATTTGAATATTTCATGTAGGAATATATTTCTGGAAACTTCAAAACATTGAAAGCATAATCTCTACAGGCCTTTGCAGCTTCGGTTGCATAACCATTTCTAGTGTACAATTTGTTAATATGATATCCAATTTCGGGAAGAAGCTGACCATCAATTTGTTGCATCGTGATTCCGCAATCGCCAATAAAAAGATTATTTTGTTTTAAAATGACAGCCCAGAGGCCAAATCCAAGTTTGAGATAATTTTCGAGATTCCACTCTATCCACTGCATAGATTTTTCACGCGAAAATGGTTTTGGATAGTGTTTCATAGATTCTGGATCGGAAAAAATAAGATGGAGATCGTCAAGGTCACTTTTCTCCATTCTTCTTAATATTAGTCTGGGTGTTTCAATTATCATGTGGATTCCACTCCTAAACTTAAAATCTCGCCTATATTGATACAATTATGCCATATGCGAAACAATACAACAAGTTACTTCCGTCAAAATTACTGGATGGAAGAAATAGCTAACTGGAAAGGAAGATAATCTTTAAGTAGTATAACGAGTCACGTTTGGATCCTCTATACGGTTGATACGACTAGTCCTTATCCGGAAGTATATTCTAGCAAAAAAAAGGTTGTGAAACGCATTTCTAAAATGATATATGAGTATGAAAAGAACGGTTATACAGTAACTCAGTACGGCAAAGAAATGTGGTCTGCGGAAAGCGACGAGGATATGCAAACGGATCACTTTGGATTTTACAGAGCAGTAGTCCAGTAACGACAGAAATAAACAACTAGAAGGGAAGACTATGAATGTCAAAACAGTATAAAGTACTCGGAGAAACAAGAATAATCCAAGGTGGAAATGGCAATGCAAAAGTACAAATTTCGAAAGAATTAGCGAATGACAAGCCTATGCTTGTTACATTTCTCGGGATGAATGTTGAAGTTGTCGCAAATAAATTTAATATGACAGTCGATGATCTTCTGGAGCTGATAAAACAAAATATTGAAGTGGAACCAATGCAATTCGATTAGTCCACAATCCACCAAAATAACCAACTGAAGGAGTGATGAATTGATAACAGCAAAAAGTTACTTTAGCGGTGCAGGCGGTATGGATCTAGGAATGATTGAAGCTGGAATTCATATTATTGAATCATATGAAATAGATTCGAAAGCCGTAGGGACACTGAAAAATAATTTTGAACACACAATCAATCAAAGTGATATAACTCAAATCACCGTTTTGGATCAACAAGATGCGGATATTTATATCGGCACTTTTCCTTGTACAAGGTATTCGAATATTGCCGATATCAGTGGAACAAGAACGGGTGATGATTTATTCTTACACTTCTTTCGACACATAGCTTTAGCAAAGCCTGAAGCATATGTAATTGAGAATGTTCCAGGGATGCGCAAATTTCAAGTAGTAATGGAGTGTATGACTAAGCTGCCAGATTACTATGTCAGAGTAGAATGTCCGGTCAACGCTAACTGGTGGCTTCCGCAAGAGCGAAAGAGACTGATTGTGATTGGCACTAGAAAGCCATTCAAAAATTTAGACTATCCCCTTGCTATTGATCAAATGCCTGTGACCGTTGGGGATATTTTAGAAGATGATCCAGAAATTCATATACCTGAATATGTTTATAATCGGTTGAATGGCGGGTACCGAGATAAACCTATTATCACAACTAGGGAAGGTAAGGCTCCCACCTGTGTGGCGCATTATGCCAAAGATCGTAGCACTCGATTAGTTGATGATGGAAATCGAATACGACCATACACTGTTTTGGAATACCAACGGCTTCAGGGATTTCCTGACTGGTTTAAATTTGAAGGAACAGAAAGTGATGCGTATAGGCAAATAGGAAATGCAGTACCTGTGAACATGGGACGTTGGATAGGCGAGCAATTACAAAAATATTTTAATAGCTAAGTCAGCTATCCGACGAAACAAAAAAACTACTCTAAGGGAAGAGTAGTAAAAAATTAGAATTTAATTTTTTGAATCATTAATACCGTGTTTTACAGCAAGTCTAATGACCCAATATAAACAAAAACCAATGAAAATGTACCAAACTAAACTGAAAAGCCACATTTCAATCACTCCTTTTTTTAAGTATATCATTCAATGTTAAAAGTAGACCATTAAAAATTTAACTATGGTAAAGAGAGGATGTGGCAACACAATTATTTCCGCAATCGTCAGCTATAACGGAATAATCACAACAAAAAACCAGCACCATTGGAGCAGAGGTGCTGGAAAGGCTACGTTTAAAATTGATTGGGCCTCAATACTTTGGATTAGGAGTGTGCCTTTTTTTTAATAGTACTTTAATTAATCATTTTCAGCAAATAAAAACCAACAACTATAAAGTTGCTGGCGATACCTAAAAATTTAAAAGAGTTAGTTAAAAGAATATAAAAGCATTACAAACATTCTAAAGCAAAAGTTGGAGGTAATTCAAGACCCACTATGAGTCTTCTTTGCGAACAATATGAATTCCGTTATCAGCTAGTTGTTCGCTAATACTATGGAATAATCTAAAATTGAATTCCATTTCAAGACAACGAAAGAACTCGTCTTGATATTCACTAGTAATATCGGACGCAGTTTTTAATAAGTCGTTTGGATCGTCTGTCAGTTCAAGCTCGACTGGTAGACACTCCAAATCATTTAAAACGTATTCCGCAGCAGATTTCATAGCAGCACGTGCATCAACAGTAATTTTCATACGATCGCCTCCTGTGGCGATTATATCATGGATGGAGGGATAAAATGGCACCAAAATTTAGATGTTGGTTTAAATATACTGGAACACAAGCTGCTCACATGGTTGAATGGCATGAATTAAGAGAATTCAAAGCATTGGGGGATTTGCTTCAGTACAGCGGAGAAAACAAATCGTTTCACCTCATGCAATCCACTGGCTTAAAGGACAAGAACGGCGTGGATATTTTTGAAGGCGACGTTGTAAAAGTATCTGACGGGGGCAACGAAGAAGACAGCTACACCAGTGTGGTTAAGAATTATGCGGACGAGGGTTACCCAGCCTTTGATATTGAAGCTCCCAGCTCGTGGTATTACGAAAGCAACGTTTTGTCTACAGTTATGGGGGGAGATTACGAGACAATCGAAGTTATCGGCAATGTTTGGGAGAACCCAAACCTACTGGAGCAAACCTATGAAAACTAGTTATTCTATCATCATAATACTGCTACTGATGATCGCTGGTCTAAGTTGGCTATCCTATACAATTGTTGACCAACAGGAACAGATTGAGCAGTTAGAACAGCAGCTGCAGCATGAGCAGATTAAGTACAAGATTATTATCAACGATCCGTTAATCAGGGATGCGATGGAAGCAGGAGGATGAAAATGGCATCAGATGAAACGAGTCAAAAATTGTTTATTAATGCGTATAACGAATGGAAAGAAATAGCAAACCGTATATCGAACGCTTTTAGGTTATTTGGAGATTCAATGGATGAAGCTGTTCTAAATATTCAAATCAAACAATCAAGAGATCCAAGGGTCAAGAAATATCATCAAATTTATCGTAGGACAAAGAAATCAAGAATCAAGAGAAAGCAACTGAAAAAAATCAAAGCTATCTTGTAATCGGAGGATAAATGATGGACTTTGCAGTAGCAATTTTTTTCGCAGTCGTAGCGACAGTGGTCGCAAGTGTGATTTTCGGGAAAGAATTAGATGAAAAGGAGAAGCAAGCCATTGCCAAAGAAAAAATCGAAAGTAAAAAAGAAGAAGCGTAAGTTACTAGAAAAAGCCAAGGCGAACGGAACCATAAATAAAAAAGTCCTTGGTAAGACTTTGAAGAGTTTGATCATTGATGAAGAACATCAACATGGCTCACATTTTGATAAATAAAAAAAGCCACTACCTTTTGGGTAAGTGACCTGTGACAAGACTATTTTACCATAAAGGGGTGGCGTTTGTGAGATTTCAATGGCTTAAAAACTACCAAGACTTAGAAGAACAAATACTCTTCATGAAATGGAATCTTAACAAGAGTAAGTTGGAATTAGATCGATGGGTCAACGGTGATTTAGCAAACGTGCGCCTTGAAAAGAATTCAAGATCATCATCGTTGGAAGAAAACATCAGAATCATAGAGAATGAATTAGAGCTGCTTGAAAAAGAAAAAACGGAACTGATGGAATTAATCAATTCATTCAGCGGAGCAGATGTTCAAATTGTTAAATTAAAGTATATTGATGACATGGATGTTTATGATATAGCAGATGCTACAGGCTACAGCGTATCTTATATCAGAAAGCGGCATACAGAGATTCGCAAGACATTATCATTCGTGGATGAGTATGAGGCACGGCGAGAGGAACGATTGAAGAAGCAAGAAGAAATGGACTACTATTCAGCAGACCAAGATCAATTAAGTTTGTTTTGACATTGCCACAAAATGCGACCTCAAAGCCTGTGTATATTTCTTGATTTAAACGGGTTATATTAATAGCGTAGAAGAAACGGAGAGACGGTTGTTGGACTACTCACACTAATCCAAATACCGAAAGGAGGCAATCTCCTTATCGCGAAACTTCTTTGACGGATACGAAAGACAGCACAATTTTTTGAATCGAGGTGAAACTCTTCATTTCAAAATTCGCTAGTGCTGTCTTTTTGTTTAGAATATATTGTTGCTCTTATAATATATATTTGGTTTACTTTAAATATATAAAGACTAAAGGAGTGGAGCAAATATGTCGTTAAATGTTGATTTAGGAAATATATGGGATATGTTGTCAAGGGCCATAATAAAATGTTGGTTTTGGGCCATTGAAATTGTAGGTAGTTTTCTCTTTATCGTTTCGTTT